CTAAATTAATTAAAAGATAAATATGGCAGAGTCTGCAAAAAGTTATTTTCCAAGTCAAGTTGTAAGTGACGCTGAAAAATTAAGTTATGATTACGGTTTAAAAGTAGCAAAAGCTATTCAACAAGAGTGGTTTTACGATGATAATAATCAATCAAGATATACTAGTAATAAAAATAATTTTCATGAATTAAGATTATATGCTAGAGGCGAACAATCAGTACAAAAATATAAAAATGAATTATCTATAAACGGTGATTTATCTTATCTTAATTTAGACTGGACACCAGTGCCAATTATACCTAAGTTTGTTGATATACTAGTAAATGGTATGTCACAAAGAACTTATGATATAAAAGCATATTCACAAGATCCTTTTGGCACAAAAGAAAGAACTAACTACATGGAAGATATGTTAGCTGATATGGAACTAAAACAGTTTCATGCTAAAAATGAAGAAATGTTTGGTTTAAACACAAGAAGTACAGAAGGCCAATTACCAGAAACAGAAGAAGAGCTACAAGTTCACATGCAGTTAAAATATAAGCAGCCTATAGAGCTAGCAGAAGAACAAGCTATAAATTTATTGTTTGAAGGTAATAAATACGATTTAACACAAAAACGTTTTTATTATGATTTAACAGTTTTAGGTATAGGCGCTGTTAAAACAGAATTTAACACGTCAGAAGGTGTTGTTATTAAATATGTTGATCCTGCAGATTTAGTTTATTCATATTCTGAATCACCTTATTTTGAAGATGTATATTATGTTGGTGAGGCTAAAATGGTTCCAATTAATGAGTTAGCTAAACAGTTTCCGTTTTTAGAGCAAGAAGATTTAGAAGATATAATTAAAAATAAAAAAACATACCAACGTAATTATCAAAAAGGTTCTTCTGGTTATAAAGAAGAAGATAATAATAAAGTTCAAGTTTTATATTTTGATTATAAAACTTATATGAACGAAGTTTATAAAATAAAAGAAACAGGTACAGGTGCTGATAAAGCTATAGAAAAAGATGATAGCTTTAATCCACCAGAAGATAAAGAAGGTAATTTTACAAGATTACAAAGAAATATAGAGGTATTATATGAAGGCGCTTTAATACTTGGTAGTAATAAACTTTTGAAATGGGAATTATCTAAAAACATGATGAGACCTAAAAGTAATTATACTAAAGTTATGATGAACTATAGTATGGTTGCTCCAAGATTATACAAAGGTAGAATTGAAAGTTTAGTAAGGCGTATAACTAGTTTTGCTGATATGATACAAATTACTCATTTAAAATTACAACAAGTTTTAAATCGTATGGTGCCAGATGGTGTTTATCTTGATGCTGATGGTTTAGCAGAAGTTGATTTAGGTAACGGAACAAACTATAATCCACAAGAAGCTTTAAACATGTTTTTCCAAACAGGTAGTATAATTGGTAGATCTTATACTCAAGAAGGTGATCCTAATCTTGGTAAAGTACCAATACAAGAAATAACTAGTGGTAGTGGTGGTAATAAAATAGCTGCATTAATAAATAACTATAATTATTATATGCAAATGATAAGAGATACTACCGGACTTAACGAAGCTAGAGATGGTAGTAATCCAGATAAAAACGCTTTAGTTGGCGTGCAAAAATTAGCAGCTGCAAATAGTAACACAGCTACAAGGCATGTATTACAAGCTGGTTTATTTTTAACAGCCGAAACAGCAGAAAAATTATCATTAAGAATATCTGATATTATAGAATATTCACCAACTAAAGATGCTTTTATACATGCTATTGGTTCTCATAACGTAGCAACTTTAGAAGAAATACAAGATTTGTATTTATATGACTTTGGAATATTTATTGAACTTCAACCAGATGAAGAAGAAAGAGCAAAGCTTGAAAATAATATTCAAATGGCATTACAACAAAAAACAATAGAACTTGAAGATGCTATTGATGTTAGAGAAATAAAAAACATTAAATTAGCTAATCAAGTTTTAAAATTAAGAAGAAATAAAAAAGAGCAAAAAGATAGACAAACTCAGCTACAAAATATAGAAGCTCAAACACAGTCTAACGCTAAAGCAGCTCAAGCTGCCGCTCAAGTTGAAGTACAAAAAAACCAAGCAATGACTGCTAGTAAAGTAGATTTAGCTAATACACAAGCACAGCTTGATATGCAAAAAATGCAACAAGAGTTATCTATTAAAAAAGAACTTATGGCTATGGAGTTTCAATACAACATGCAGCTTAAAGCAATGGAAACTCAAGGCGTTTCAAATAGAGAGAGAACAAAAGAAGATAGAAAAGATAAAAGAACTAAGTTACAAGCTACTCAACAATCAGAAATGATAGATCAAAGAAAAACAGGTAAACCACCTAAAAACTTTGAGTCGATGAGTGATAATAATCCATTAGGAAGATTTGACTTAGGCTCTATGAAATCTTAAAATTTATTAATTATTATTATATTATATTATGGCAAAAAAGAAAAAAGAAACTGTAGCCGAAGAGGCTACTAAAGACAACGTTACAAAAGTTGAAATTAAACAAACAAATGAAGATGACAATGTCATCAAAGTAGATTTAACTAAAAAACCAGAAACAGATGCCGTTCAGAAGCAAAGCACAGATGAGGTTCCTGTACGCGACGAATCCGAAACTAGCGGAGAGGTTCAGGAAGAAAACAAAGAAGTCGTTGAAGAAGTTACCGGAGAAAGTGAAAAGATCGCCGAAGAGGTTCAGTCTGAACAACCCGTTGTTGAAGAAATAACAGAAGAAAAAATTGAAGAGCAAGTAGAAGAATTAGTTGAAGAAACTAAAGAAGCTATAAATGAAGCTCAAAAAACTGGTAAAGATTTACCTGAAAATATACAAAAGCTAGTTGACTTTATGGAGGAAACTGGTGGTGATATAAACGATTACGTACGTCTTAATCAAGATTATAGTAGTTATGATGACAATAGTATATTAAGAGAGTATTATAAACAAACAAAAAAACATCTTACAGATGATGAGATTAGTTTTTTAATGCAAGACTCTTTTACTATTGATGAAGAAGAAGATGATGAAAGAGAAATACGAAAAAAGAAAATAGCGTTAAAAGAGCAAGTTGCCAGCGCTAAAGCCTACTTAGACGGGCAAAAGTCTAAATATTATGAAGAAATTAAAGCAGGGTCAAAGTTGACAACTGAACAGCAAAAAGCTGTAGATTTTTTCAATAGATACAACAAAGAATCAGAAGAAAATAAAAAAGTTGTAGATAATAATACTAAAGTTTTTGAACAAAAAACTAATAATCTTTTTAATGATAAATTCAAAGGGTTTAACTTTGATGTTGGTGAAAAGAAATTTAGATTTAATGTTAAAAACAAAAGTGATGTTAAGCAAAAACAAAGTAATATAAATAATTTTATGACAAAGTTTGTTGATAAAAATTCTACTTTAGTTGACGCCGAAGGTTATCACAAGTCTTTATTTACAGCTATGAACGCCGATGCTGTTGCTAAGCACTTCTATGAACAAGGCAAGGCTGATGCTTTAAAAGAAAGTATTGCTAAGTCTAAAAACATTGATATGAATCCAAGACAAGCTTTTGGTGAAGTAGAAAAAGGAGGTCTTAAAGTAAAAGTATTAGGCGAAAATTCTAATGATTTTAAGTTTAAAATTAAAAATAAATAACAAATTTAAAATTACAAAATTATGGCAATAGAAGCTGGAGGTAATTTAAATAGTGTACCTGCTCCAAGAAAGCAAACGCTAAATACAAATTATCTAGATTTCACGGGAACTGCAAACTCGTGGGGACAACAATATCTGCCTGATTTGATGGAAAAAGAAGCTGAGGTTTTCGGACCTAGAACAATTTCTGGTTTCCTTGCTCAAATCGGCGCGGAAGAAGCAATGCAGTCTGATCAAGTAGTCTGGTCAGAACAAGGAAGACTACACTTATCTTACAAAGGTAAAATATTATCAGGAGCTGGTGGTACTACTGGTGCTACTGCAGTAAACGGACAGGCTCCAACAACTATTACAATAGAGAAAGACATTGATGGTAAAGCTCTTCACTCTAATGGACACGGTATTAGAACTAACGATTTAGTTATAGTATCTGATAGTACTAATGGTATCGTTAAATGTTTAGTTACAGGTGTTACTGCTACTACTGCTAACGTATTACCTTACGACAGAGGCGCTGCAGGTTTATCTGCTTCTGCTACTGCTGAATCAGTACGTGTATTAGTTTTTGGTTCTGAGTTTGGTAAAGGTATGTCTTATGTTAAAGCTGCTTCTACAGATGCAACAGACACAAGAGGTGCTAACGAACCAAGATTTCAAACTTTTACTAACAAGCCAATAATCATGAAAGATTACTACGAAGTATCAGGATCTGACGCTTCTAGAATTGGTTGGGTAGAAGTTTCTGCTGAAAACGGACAATCAGGTTACTTATGGTACTTAAAAGCTGAAGCTGATACTAGATCAAGGTTTAATGACTATATTGAAATGGCTATGCTAGAAAGCGAGCTTAACGATAGTTCTTCTGTTCTTGACGGTGCTACAGATTATTTAGCAGGTTCTGCTGCTGGTGACGGTACTGTAGGAACTGAAGGTTTATTCGCTGCTATCGAATCAAGAGGTAACATTACTACTGGTGTAACTGGTGTTAATGCTGCTACTGATTTAGCTGAGTTCGATGCAATTTTAGCTGAGTTTGATAAGCAAGGTGCTATTGAAGAGTACATGATGTTTGTTAACAGATCAACTAGCTTAGCTATGGATGACATGCTAGCTTCAATGAACTCTTACGGAGCTGGTGGTACATCTTACGGTGTATTTAACAATTCTGAAGATATGGCGCTTAATTTAGGTTTCACTGGTTTCAGAAGAGGTTCTTATGACTTCTACAAGTCTGACTTCAGATACTTAAATGACTTAGCAACAAGAGGATCTATTAATGCTCAATCACCTACTAATGCGATTAGAGGTGTTATGATACCTGCTGGTACTTCTTCAGTTTATGACCAAACTGTTGGATCAAGTATTAAGAGACCTTTCTTGCATGTAAGATTTAGAGCTTCAGCAACTGACGACCGAAGAATGAAAACTTGGGTTACTGGTTCAGTTGGTGCTGCTACTACTGCTTTAGATGCAATGCAATTACACTTCTTAACTGAAAGATGTTTAATTACACAAGCTGCTAACAATTTCATGTTAATGAAATAAGCAACTCATTATTTAAGGATCGAGGCTTCGGCCTCGACCCTTTCTTTTTATTAATTTTA